CTCGGGACCTTGCGGCGGAGCGCCAGCGGCTGGCTCCTGCGGCTGGCGGGCGTTGGTCTGCGCCTCGAGCATCCGCGCATTGGCCGTCGTGGTCGCGGCCTGGGCCTTGGCGCCTTCGCTCTTCGCCTTGGTCTGCGCGTCGATCGTCTTCGGATCGGGCATCGGCTGGGTGTTGAGGAACTCGGCCGGGTTCGCCCAGCCCATGGCCTGCAACGCAGCCTGCGCGACCGCCAGCGGGTTGAAGATCTGCGGGCTCTGCTGCGCGGCCTGGGACAGAGCCATCACCTTCATCAGCCGTTGTGTGTGGCTGGCGGTGTTCGGGTCGGCCTGCGGGACGAGCTCGTAGCTATCGAGCGCGGTGAGGAACTTCTTCTCGTCCCATTGCTCGCTCGAGCGCTTGCCCGAGGTCTGGACGAAGGCCTCGGGGTGCTCGCGGAAGCACTCGACCAGCAGCTTGAACTCCTCGGCCTGCGCGGCGTGCAGCCGCTTGTGAACCGCGTTCTCGACCTTGGTGGCCTGTTCGATCAGCGCCAGGATCGTGCCCACGGGCACGTCTGCCCTGCCCTCACCGGTCGGCGGCTCGCCTGCGACGCCGAGACGCCCGGCGGTGGCCTCCATCGCCTCGACGAGCTGCATCAGCGCGGGCATGCCCTGGGCGCTGTAGGGAAGCGGCATCACCGCGTCCTTGATCGGCAGGCCCTGGGTGTCGACCGGCGCGCCGCCGCCGGGAGGCACGCGGAAGATGTTGGTGTTCTGCCTCGTCCCCGCCTTGGCGATCAGGAAGCCCGGGAAGTTGGCGAACATGCCGGAGTCCAGCAGTTCTCGCCAGGCCGCCGTGATGGCGTTGGTGGTGTTGCCCAGGATGTGCAGCAGGCCGATGTCGTAGAAGCCCAGGCCCGGGATGTAGGTGTACTTGACGAAGGTGGTCCGGGCTTCGGGAAGCTCCTGGGTGTCCTCGTCGTAGTTGCGGACGATGGACAGGATCTCGCGCGAGGAGACGTCGATCGTCACGCGGTAGGGGATCTCGAGCCCCGTGGGCGCGCCGTCCTTCTTGTGCTCGAAGCTCGGGATGTCGAGCTCGCAGTAGCACTCGTAGATTTCCCGGTCGCGGTCGAGCGGGTTGTCGGTGCTGGCGCTGACGCCCTGCTGGGCGTCCTCCTCGCGCTTGGCGGGGTCGGTTTCGGGCGCGACCGGCGTTCCGAGCGCGACGGCGCGATAGACGCCGAGGATCTGCAGCCGCTTGACCGTAGACGGGCGCATCGACACCCGGTGGGTCACGCGCTTGGCGTTCTTCAGGTCGGTGGCGGCGTTGTTGACGATCAGGTCGTTGGCGTCGACCGACTCCGAGACCGGCCGGTTGCGCAGCGGGCAGAAGTAGACCTTCTTGAACGAGGTCCCGCCGAAGCCCAGCATCAGCAGCATGCGGTCGGTGTCGGGATAATATTCCGTCGCGACTGCCGTGAGGTAGTGGTTGAGGTCGCCCTCCAGGGTGTCGGCGAGCACGTCCTCGGCGCCCGTCTCTCCGGTGGCGTCGTTGCGGACCTTGACCGGGCCGTCCGTGGGCAGCAGCTCCGAGCGCGCGTTCGCCTGGAAGCGCAAGACGTGCTCCAGCAGCAGCGGGTGGCGGACCTTGCTCATGCCCTCGACCGGCGCGCCATCTGCGGTGCCGGCCTGGGTATTCGGGATCTCGACCTTCAGACCGAGAAGCTTGATGCCCTGGGCGCGGGACTGCACCCACTCCTGGCGGGAGCGCTTGTCATCCTCGATGCCGCGCAGCAGATCATCGGCGATGATGCCGAGTTGGTCCTGCGGAATCTGATCGGCGAGGTTGGCGAACCACGCGAGCGGCTTGCTGGGGGCCGGATCGTTGAGCGGCCGGCCGTCCAGGGAGACCGTGATCGATCCGTCGCCGTGCTCGATGGAGAGGATCGCTCCGGAATCGTCGATGACCGGCGCGTCGTCGCCGTCCGTCACCTCAACAGAGATGTCCTCGTTGGCCGCGTCGGGTTGCGGCTGGTCCAGGCGTAGATTTGGCGAGCCCCCAGCGAGGCCGCTCAGGTGGTTCCGGTAAAGATCTGATTGCGCCAGGCGAAGAACACCATCACTCGCTCAACGCCTCCATTTCTTCGCAGAACAGCCGAATGCCTTCCTGAGCCGCCACGTTATCCGATTTTGCCTCAATCGTATAGAGGCGGCGTCTGTCGTGAGGCGGATCGCCCTCGACTTCCACTGACCAGAGAGGGACCGCTCCGCCCCGCAACCGCTCGACCATCGCCCGCGCCCTGACTTGGCTCATTTGGCGGAGAAGTCGCGCCACTGCTCGACGCGGACTTTGCGCACGACGGCGTCGATCTTCTCCGAGGCGCCGGGGGCGAGCTGCTCCACGAGGGGCCGGATGTGCGCCCACTCGGGTCGGGCGAAGAAGGTGGCGAGGTCGTGCTCGTCGCGCGGGGTCACGCTTGGGCCTCCGCGGCGCGCACGACCGAAAGCGCGATCTCCGCCAGCTCCGCGAAGTTGATCGCGTCTCTGTCTAAGCTGTTCTGTTCGATACGAGCGTGAAGCGCCTTGGCGATGCGCTCCGCTATCCCCGCGTCAACGCCGCAGTCGCACGGCCCTGGCGCGTAGGCCGGCGCGTTGTGGACCGCGCAGTCGGATGCGTGGCCGCTCATGCCCGGAACTCGTCCAGCATGTCGCTGCGCCCCTGGTCGTAGCCCAGCGCATGGCCGCAGCCGAAGCCAGCGCCGAAGATCAGCGACACGGTGACGATCAGGAGAATGGCCCCTACGATCCACCACATCAGGAGGGATACAGCGGCTCGGGAGGCCGTCCGTTGTGCTGCTTCATGTCTTCCAGCTCCTGCAGCCGCTCGGGCGCGCGCACCAGCAGGCCCATGTCGCGGAGCTTACGAAGACCCTGCGAACAAGTATCCACTAGGTCTCGGTAGCGGCCCTTAGGAAACTGCGAGACCTGCGTGATGGTCATGTCGGCCCAGGCCCGATCCGGTGCGTGAACTATGCCCTCGGCCCACAGGTGAGCCACGGAATGTAGTCTTGCCACCTTATCCTGCTTACCTGGGTCGAACAACTCTATTCCGAAGTCCTCGCTACCGTATATGCGTCTAAGTTCTTGCGCCACGCTATGGCCAGACGCCTTTGCTTCTATGACGAGACGATCGACTTTGAATGTCTTGCAGGTCTTCACGACCTTCGTCACCAGGTCGTGGAACTCAAGCCGCTCCTGCCAAGCGTTCATGAGCATGACTTTCGGTGCCTGCTCAGCGAAAACGCGCTCCATGTAGATCGGTCGGCCATCCGCATCGATTACGCGGGAAGCAGTCGCGACGGGATCTTGCGTGAAGACACCCCATATCGTCATCGCCGAGTAGTCGTTGGCCTCCTTCTCGGTGTAGGCCGTATCCAGGCTCGCCAGGATGAAGTCCATCGGCGGATAGGCGTCCTGGTCCCAGAGCTGCCACCAGTCGCGCTTAATGATGCCGCCGCCCTTGGGCTCTGGGCGCTGCTGCAGTTGTCCGGCGGCGATCCACGGCCCCATGGCCTTTTCGAGCGCCGCGACCTCGGCTTCCCCGAAGCGCTCGGGGCAGAGCAACTCGCCGGGCTCCGTGCGCGGGTCCTTCCAGCCGATGGCGGTGACGAACGAACGATCGGGCTCGTAGCGCATGGGAAGGCAGACGTGGACCCAATTGTCCGCCTCCTTCTCCAGGATGTGGCCGGACAGATCGGTCTCGCCGAGCCGCTGCTGGATCACGACATAGGCGCCGGTCTTCGCGTCATTCAGGCGCGACGACATGGTTCCGTCCCACCAATCGTTGGTGGCTTGGGTTGTCGCCTCAGAGGCCACTTCGTTGGCCGCGTTCGGGTCATCGACGAGGATGATGTTGCCGCCCTCGCCGGTGATTCCTGCGCTGATGGAGGTAATTAGCCGCTCGCCCTTCTGATCGTTAGAGAAGCGCGACTTGGTGTTCTGGTCCGAGGTGAGCTGGAAGCGATCTCCCCACAGACGCTGGTACCAGGGGCTTTCGATCAGCCGGCGGCACTTCACGTTGTCCCGCACCGACAGGCGGGTGTCGTAGGAGGCCGATAGGAACGGGACGGAAGGACCAGAGGTCGGGCTGCTCCACGGCTGCGCCCAGACCCACGCTGGGAACGCCACCGAGCAGAGCGATGATTTCCCCATCCGCGGCGGGATGTGGATCATGAGCCGGCGGATCTCGCCATCGGCCACGGCCTGCAGGTGTTCGGCGACGGCTTCAACCGCCCAGCTGTCAACCCAAGGCGACGGGTCGATGTATTTCCAGGCCGCCTTCAGGAACTCATAGAGGCTGTCCTCGTAGCGGACGCGCTCGAACTCCTGAAGCTGGGCCTCGATGTCGACTTGCTTGCCCCCGGGAAGGGTTAGGAGCAATCGTCCTCAGACCCAAACAGCCGCGTGTGGAGGTCGCGCCAGCGACGCTCGCGGTAGCCGTCGACCTGCGCGCGAACGAGCTCCGCCACCTCTTCGGGGTCGGTCGTTGCGGAGACCACGTGGACAACGCCATCGCGCCATTCGAACATGACAGCGGCCGCCTCGTCTGCCGACCCGTGATCGACACCCATGAAATAGACCGGCCGACTCACGTGCTCTCCTCCGCTATTCCGTTGCCGATCTCTTCGCGGATGGCCCGACGCACACTGAGGCCCTGGCGAGCGGCCCAAAGCGCGAGGCAAGCGTTTATCGAAGCCCCGATAGGGTGGTGAATGTAAAGGTCGTTCGCCGCGTCCAATCCCACCCACATGGCTAAGCAGAACCAACCAGCGCCGGCCCGAAAGCGCAGATCAAGTCGATCATCCGCTTTAGACCCCATGGCGAAGGTCGGCTTGCGAATCGCTTTGATAGCGGCGCGGGCGAGCTTCCGGCCGAAGGCTTGTTCCCACTCCGACAGCTCGTCCCAATCGTCTCCGCCAGGATAGCCCGCCGCGTTGGCCACATAGGCTGAGTGGATCGCCCGCGCCACGCGCTCACGCTTCTCGCTCACTTCTTCCCGCCCTTCTGGTAAGGCTTGCGCTCGGGCAGCGGCTGGCCGGTGAGCGGATCAACCGGCGTGGACATGCGGCCGTTGATCGGGGGCGCGCGGTCGACCGCGTTGTTCGATGACACCATGGGCGGCCGGGCGATCGGCGACGGCTCAAGCCCGCGATCGGCAAGCCGCTCAAGCGCCTCGGTGCGACTACAGCCGTGATCCTTGGCCCAGCCGTCGATCCGCTCGAGCAGCGCGGTCGGAAGCCGGACGCTGACCAGCGTCTTCGGACCAGCTTCCGCAGCAAGTCGCGCGCCGCCACGCTTGAGATCATCAATCGCGCGCTTGATCGCGAGTTCGCCGTCAGCCGGCGAGATGTTGAACCATTCTCCCACGAGTTGCTGATCTCGCAGCAGCCAGTGAGCGCGGCCTTCGACATCACGCGCCGCGAACTCGCCCACGTCGACTGCGTGGTGAACCCTAAGCTGCGCGGGGTTGCCCGTCTGCAGCTCCTTCATGCGGACGTGCGGCTTGAGCGCCACGCCAATCTTCTGCGGCCCAGCATCCGGGCCGATGACATAGACCACCTGCTGGGCTGACCAGCGCGCGTCCGCGGCGGCCTTGGCGATCTGACGACGCTCCTCGCGCGTCAGGCTTTGGGCGCGAGCCGTCCCGTGCATGCTTGCCGGCTTGCTTGCTGGGTGCTTGCCATCAGCCTTCATCATCGCCGACCTCGCTGAACTCGCCGTCGATCACGTCAGGCCCGGCGAGCTGCCTGGCCATCGCCTGCTGAAGGATCGCCTCGATCTGCTCGCGCTCCTCGGGCTCCAGCATGCGCGGGTCGAGCGTGCGCTTCTCCTTCACGTTCACGTCGGCCTTGAGGTCAAGCTGGTTGCGATAGGCCTCCTGCGGGAAGCGTCCAGACATGGCCTTTGCGTAAAGCGCAGCGTTGAACCCTTGCGTTGCTAGGTTCGTGCGAGCCTGTTTCTCCCACCAAGCCAGCGAACACTCATGCGCGCGCGTGAGTGCCGTCAAAAACTCAGGATTCTCCTGCGCCCAATTGTCGAGCGTGTTCCGCGTGACCCCGAGTTCGGAGGCGAGTTCAGCCTTGCTGCAGCCTTCTTCGCCGAGCTCGACGACGCGACGGCAAAAGGCGGGATCGTACTTAGACGGTCTCCCGACTGCTGCTGGTAGTCCGGGTTTCTTTGGCTGCTTCCCCATGGGCGCGCCTCACTGGCCGCCCGGCCAATAGACGGCGTCAGCCTCTCCGCGGAACACATCGAACGCCAAGCGCAGGCGGCCGGCGAGCGAAGGCCATCCGAGGGGACGCGCCGGATACCAGAGTCCGCCGATGTTGACGCTGCAGTGGGAGATGTGATCGGCGAGCGACAGCGGCGTCCAGAGATTGGGGAAGCGCTTTTGCCGTCGCATCACACGGCTCCGCGATCAGGCCCGTCGGCTTTGCCCCGCAGGAATTCGGCGATCTTTCGAGCGTCGCCGATCACGCGCTCGGCGTCTCCGTGACCAACGCTAGAATAGATGCGAAGCGCTGCGTCGAGAGCTGTCACGCGCACCTGTTGCGCGGTGCGATTGCGGTCGGCAGCGAGTCTTTCGTGCAGCAGTTCTTCGGCGCGTTTCCGCTCGTCGTTAATGCAGTAGCCCTCGCTGGAGACGTTGCTCACAAAGCGATCGGTTCCGTCGTTCATCACAGCGCTCCGTTCACCAGGTCCCAGTAGCGCCGGGCCTTGGACTTCATGTCGATCTTGGCGCGAGGTTCGGGGGCTCGGTCTTTGGGGTTTCTGCCGAGGTGGAAGCCCAGGCAGTTGTCGCAGTAGTAGGGCTTCGGCAGGTTGTGGGTGCGTCCGCGCTTGAGGAAGCCTTGCTGTCGGGTGGCGGCTTCACTGCGGGAGGAGAAGCGGATCTTTCCGGCGCACCCGCGGGCCGTCGTGGGGTTGTGGCACATCAGCCAGTGATCCTGACGGTCGCGCCCTTGAAAAGGCCGCTGCAGACCACGCCCCGCACAGATCGGCCGTTGGCGCCCGTGGCGGTGAACGTGCTGGCGAAGCTGTCCTTATCGTCGCAGCCGAAGAAGGCGTAGCCACCGACCTGGACGTTCGTCATGCCCATCGCCTCGATGGCTGAGGTAGCTTGGCTTTCCGGGACAGTGCAGCCGCTAAGCGCGAGCGCGACGGCCACGACCAGGCTGACGACGAAGATCGCCCAGCCCCAGCCGATGATCTTGTCGAGACGACTGTTCATCAGTGGGTCGTCGCAGCTTCGCGGATGTCTTGCGCGTTGACGGCATGGTCGTTGATCGGCGTCAGCATGCAACGCTCGAACATAGCGCAGGTCTGCGGGCACATGCAGTCGTCGCACGGGCGCGTTGGCGCGTTGCTGGCCGACTGCTCACAGATTTTGTTAGTCTTGCTCATCAGTGTTCCTGACTGCCGTTTCTAGTGCGAGATCCCCCTGGCCGCATAACGCTGGCCAGGGGGCACGCAACTTCAGGTCGGGGGCGTTGAGCCTGAGGCGTGTTCTTCGAACTCCACGCCCTCATTCTCCAATATGAGCCTTACTTTCTCAAGGAAAACGTCGCGAGTGTTAGGTTTCCGCTTGACGATGACTTGCACGCCATTTGTCGCAGTGCGGACTTCGATCCTGCGGCGCATCACTCGGCCGCCGCCATGCGCGCGCGAAGCCTGATGGACTGAAGGCGGCCAATCTCCGTTTCATGGTTCTCGGCTCGCCTGTTCCAGCTGCGCCAGATCTCCGGCATCTCTTCGGCTCGGCAGGGCTTTCCGTTGCGCCACATTGGTCCGGCCTTGCGCCGCGCCTCGTGCGCCAGGATTCGGTGATGGCGGATCTTCTCGGGCAAGCTCAGAGCGTCATAGGCTCCGTCTGAAAGCGGCTTCCACGGCTCATCCCGCTCTGACGCCGCCGAACCCATGAACCGACGAACAATCGGAATTAGCATCCCCGGCGTTGGGAACTTGACATTCCCTGATTTCCGCCATTCAGCGCACGCATTTCGGATGGCCTCAAGCGGGTATTCCTGAACGTCCGCGAGGTAGTCCTTCAGGTATCGCTCGCGATCCTCGCCGGTCATTCCTGACGGGAAGGCGCAGAACTTCTCAAGCGCCCGCAGCTCTTTCACGATTTCGATGCGATCACTGCTCATCTTGTGCAATCCTGGCTATCGCATAGTCCCACGCCTCGGTGTTCTGCTCGTCTCGGGACTTGGCGCGCCCTCCCGGCCTGAGCGGCACGACCCCCTCAGGCAAGACCAGCTCCTCGCGGCTCGCCTGGACCGCCCGTCCGATCGCTTTTTCGAAGAACTTCCAGTGGCTTATCGGTTCGCCGTGCTGCTTGGCGAGCGTGGTCACAACCGGCAGGACGTGCAGTCGCCAACTCGCGCCGCGCCGCTTCCAGGCGGCGATGCGCCCCGCGCTGATGACCAGGCTCGGCGACTTCTGGGGGTCCAGCCACGGACTGGCGGCGCCCTCAACCAGGAGCGCCGCAAGATCGCCTTCCGGCCAATCGTTGGTTTCGGTCACGCCGTCCCGCGCACCACCACCAACACCACCACCAGAACAAGTATCTTCTGAGTTAGGGTTATTATCTCCTACGCACACGCGAGGAATGTCCGCTTTTTCCGCCTGTTTTCCGCCCATTTCCGCTCCTTGTGCGGACATATCCGGACGGACTGCGGACTGATCGCGGACATCTTCGGGATCCAGCGGACTTCCGCGGACACGGCGCTTGCGCTCACGGTCCAGACGTCGCCTACGTTCGTCCTTGCTCTCTTGGGGCGGCAGCGAAACCGAAGACACGTCGCGCTCGACCAGTTTCAGAACGCGCGCGAGCTTCTCTGGCGGAGCGCCAAGCTCGATCAGAGCCGCAATTGTTTCGTCGCTTAGGAACAACGCGGCCTCCACTCCGAAAGCAGCCGATCGGACTTTGAGATGTTGCAGAACCTGCAGGCGACTACGAGATTGGACATCTCGTTCGCGCCGCCGCGCGAGATCGGGACGACATGGTCGCAGTGGAACGGACCATCGGTGTCACCGCAGTATCGGCAAACGAGGCCGTCGCGTTCGAAGACGATCTTCCGAAGTGCATTCCATTGCTCGTATGGAAGTCGCCCCAGGGACGCTTCAACGCGCGGCGGAAGCTCACGAACGGCAAGCTTATTACCGCTTTCGGAGATCCAACCCTTGGCGATCAGCGCGGCACGGATCAGCCGCCACTTGCGGACGGAGCATTGCATCCAGCCGGACAGCCAACGCTCCTGATCAGGCACGAAGCCGCCACGCTCGGCGGCAAGCTCGGTTAGCGTTACCAGGGCGCCGCGCTCCTCGAGCGTCAGCGGCATGATGGCGTCTAGACGGGCAAGCTCCCTCAAGCCGCCCTCCCCTGTTCCTTGGCGGCGACTTCCAGACGGACTTTCCGATAGGCGTGCATGACCGTCGTGTGGTCACGCCCGAACGCCCGACCGATTGCCGGGAAGCTGTATTTGGGGAGACCATCGTCGCGCTTGATCTCCCGCAGCCGGTACATGGCGAGCGCGCGGGCGCGATACACAGGCTTCTCTCGGCAGTCGCCGAGGATCTCGGCGGGACTGATCCCGGTCTCGGCCGAAACGCCGCCGATGACTGCGTCGCGAACCTCACGCGACAACGACTGCTTCACGCCCAGCCACTCGGCCGGCTTGTGCTTCGGCGTCAGGAGGCGATCAGCGACGCGACACAGCGTCCTGGCGGCGCTCTCTTCGCCGCAGGCGAACGCGAGCAGCCCACCGGCATGGGCGATGACGCTTCTCAACTGGTCCGGCGCCATCTCGGTCAGGAAGGAGATATTTCCGTCGTCGTTCGCTGCGATCATCGAGACCTCCGCTTGGCGAAGGCGACGGGGAAGCCGGTCGGGCGCACAGCGCGGATGGCGGCGAGATGGTCCTCGTCCCACGCGAAATCCGGGCAGCTGCAATCCGCGGCGAAAGGGGTTCGGGACGGCTTGATGTCCCGATCGAACCGAAACGCCGGGGGCGCTGGATTCCGGGCTGCGTGACGCTCGTAGTGGCCACGCTTTATCCGAGCGAAGAGCGACCCGACCGCTGCGCGAGTGGCGCCTAGCTTGACGCCGATTTCCTCATGCGTGAGCCCTTGCTTGCGCAACTGCTGAGCGGCCTCTCGGCGAGAGCGCGGCCACACGTGATCGTCGGGATAGTCCTCGACAGAAGAACGCTCGCTCACGATGCGCTCTCCAGCTCATAGAAGCGTTGGGCGATCTGCGGACGGAGCCAGCAGAATCCCCCCTGCTTCAGGACAGCTCGCACATGACCGGCGTCATCGAGGCGCCGAGGGCGCGTCTCGCCGATGGCGCGGACATCGCGTTTCGGCGGGATACTCCATTGCCCACCGACCTCTCGGATCTTGGCGGCGACGGCCTGGCGCGACCGACCCGTGACGCGGGCGATTTCCGGATATGTCGCGCCGCCCTCGCGAAGCCGCCGCATCTCAGCCAGCTCGCAATCTTCGTAGCGATCGAACAGCTTGGCCATCACGCAGCCCTTCCCAGGAGGAAGATCGGGAACTCCGCCGGCTCGATGGCGACCGAGACGGCGCCGCCCGGCGTGATCTGGTCCCAGGCCCATGCGAGATGGATTGATTGCGCGAGGTGGTCGTCTTCGATCACGCCAGCCTTTGTCAGCGCGTCCATCACGCCTTTCACGAGGTTGTCGATGTCGCGCCGGCGCCGGTCAGGGCGCGTCAGCAATATCGTTGCCCGGAAGGAACCTGGGTGTTTCGGCGCGCGTTGGCCTCGCAAAGCGATTAACGCCTCGGCGAGCCACGCAGAATAGGCGTCGGTCTTCACGCGTCCCCGGCCGGGGACGTTCCTGAAGAGGTTATTGGCGGCTGGGGGATAGGGAAGCGAAAGCAGCATCTATCGGCCCCGCCACGACGAGGGAGCTCGGCGCCCGATTTCAGCCGCAAGGAGCTGATTGGTCGCGAGCACGGCGCGCTGATGGGTGTCTCGCTGGGAACGGGTGTCACCACGGCGCTGGGCGTCATTGAAGGCGGCGAGGCAGACCGCACGCTCCGCGGCGAGCTTCGAGCTGCGCCATTTGCCGAGCGCGTGAACGAGTTGAGCGATGAGGCCTCGGTTGCCTATGCGTTCCGGCTTGAGCGTAAGTGTCGCCACAGATGCACCCCCCGTGCTGGTCGGCTGCCTTTGATGGCTCGGGACCGGCGGCCGGTTGGTCCCTTCAGTTCTTTCTCCAGACCGGGGTCTTCACCTGAGGACCGGGATGGAGGTTAGTCAGTGTTCAGGAGGTCTCCCGGGACCTCGCCCGTTCGACCTGTTGATCAGGCAGCCTCCACGTCTGAGAACAGGCCGGCGTCGCCGCACAGGCGGCGCTCGGCGATGGCTGCGTATTCTGGATTGATCTCGATCAGGATGGCGCTGCGCTGTAGGCGGTCGGCCACGAGGCCCGTCGTTCCAGCGCCACCGAACGGGTCGAGCACCGTCCCGCCTTGCGGGCAGCCTGCCAGGATGCAGGGCTCGATCAGGGCCGGCGGATAGGTGGCGAAGTGGGCTTCCTTGAACGGCTCGCTTCCAACCGTCCAGACGGAGCGCTTGTTGCGGGTTCCGATGTCGTTCGGGTCGGATGAGCGCTCGCGTTCGGAATAGGCGACCAGGCCGACCTTCGTGCGGTGCTTTCCGTCGCCAGCGTCGTAGGCCGTCGCCGCCTTGTGGGTCTTGTTGCCGGGCGTGCGCCGCTTGCCCATGGTGGCGTTGTCAGTTGCGCCCTCGACGTAGCAGCCGCCACGGAAGCCATTGGCGTCTTCGTGCTGCGTGCGGGCCTCGGCAATCGCGGCGGCGTCGAAGTGGTAGCGCTCGCTCTTGCTGAGCAGGAACAGGTACTCATGCGCCTTGGTGCAGCGGTCGCGCACGCTTTCGGGCATGGGATTGGGCTTGGCCCAGATGATGTCCTGGCGGAGATACCAGCCGTCCGCCTGGAGGGCGAAGGCAACGCGCCACGGAATGCCCATGAGATCTTTCGGCTTTAAGCCTGGGGTGTTCTTTAGGCTTCCGGTCTGCGTGCGCTTAGGGTGCGCGTCGATCTGCCGCGCAGACAGCATCGATGACCCTTGCAGGGTTCCGGGTGTCTCACTCCCTCGGCTCTGCGCACCCCAGGAACCGGCGTAGCTGTCGCCGAGGTTCACCCAAAGCGTCCCGTCGTCGCGCAGCACGCGGCGCACCTCGCGGAACACTTCGACCATCTCCGCCACGAAGGCGTCCGGCGTGTCCTCGAGCCCGATCTGGCCGTCCACGCCGTAGTCGCGGAGGCCGAAGTACGGGGGCGACGTCACGCACGTGTGGACGCTCTGCCCCTCAATCTCCCTCAGGCGTTCCCGGCAATCGCCGATCAGGATGCGAACGCTCATCGCTCGCCTCCAGCACGCCGAGCTTTCGAAGCGCCCACCTCTCCAAAGCTGCGCCGGGCTTCCCCAGCTGCCTCAGGAGCCGCCCCAGCTGCGCCAGCGCGGTCAGCACCACCCATGAGACGCCGGTGGGCGGCTTTGGCTTGTCGTTCGAGGTCCAGGGCATGGGCGGCCTCCCTAGCCGCGAGTTCGTTCTGCTCGCGGAAGAACTCATAGATCGGCTGGCCGACCACGGCGCCCGTCACCACGAGCCCGATATGCCAGCCGCAATGCTGGCCTCTGAGTTTCAAGATCCGCTCGTAGTGGGACTTGGAGGCCTTCCCTTTCAGGATGTCCTTGGCCTCGTCGTCGGCCATCTTCCAGGTCTTGCGGACCCAGGTCTGGCGGTAGACGCCAGCGGCGTCGGCGGCCTGCTGGGCGTAGTGCATCAGCGCGTCGGCGATGCGTTGGTCGAGGGGTAAATTAGTCCCTGCCAGGGTGGAGACCATCTCGAACGTCACCTGCATGGTTGCACCATGAGGTTGGCGGCGATGGAGAGCCCGCGGTGACGACGGAGGTGAGCAGCCGGGAACTGGCGAGACGTCTTGAGCAACACACCTGCGCGGCCATCCGGCTCGCAGCAGCGTGCGTCGATTACCCGGAAGCCCGCGCGGGATTGGAAAAATGCGCGATCTTCCATTTGCAGAAGGCGGCTCAAATTCGCGCCGCACTCGACTCGGCTCAGCGTTTGGCGACGCAGGCCGAAGAAGTCCGACACCTGGCAGTGGGCGGACTGTGAATTGCGAAACTGACGGCTCGCCG